TGCTCGTCGATGCGCTCCAAGCTGTTGAGGTTATGTCTTCTCCACCCATGGTCACGGTAACGCTGTCGATCACATAACCGGATTCAGCCGCAAGCGTAGCCTCAAGAGGCTCGCCATCTGCGATAGCTTCATCTGACAGACTCGAGAATACATTAGTAAGCGTCTGTGTGATCGTGTGCATACTTCCACCAAGCTTAGTGACCAGTGCGGCCTCTGCATCGTTCTCGCTGGTGTAGTCCTTGCCGAGATACTTCCAATTATGGTTAGCATCGTCGCCGCGCATGATCTTCGCGGTAAGCTCCTCGGTCTGCCAATCAATCGACTCGCCCTGTGTGGTAGCTTCAAGCGGAAGCTGATTGAACTTGTTCTTGCAAAGGATTATAGGCGTGTATGTGGTAACGCCGTCCGACATATATCTCGCAATAAACCCAACGCCAACATTGGGCGCGCTCTGATTATCGCCATATGCCACCCAATCACCATCCGCTTCAGGAAGTCCCATGATCATCCTCTCTGCATCAACGTGGAGTCCGTCAACTGTCAGAGTGAGAGTTCCGCCCGTAAATACTCCGCTGTCACTCTCTGCAAGTACGTTATCAGCGTAAAAGTCGTTAGTGTCGCCCGTATCAGGTGATACGTTAACGCTTACGCCCCTCGCAAGTCTGCGGGTTCCTGTGTATGTAACCACGCCCGCAGATTCGTTGTATAAAGCCACATAAGGCCTTGAAAAGCCAGTGCAAACTTTTCCGACTGCCATTTTTCTTTTCCTCCTAATTCATGATTTTTGCGGTTTCCTTATCTACGATCTGAGCCATTTTCTTCTCAGCTTGATCCTTTGTTGCTCTTACCGCCGGAGCTACAAAAGGCCGTTTCTTTGTAAAGCTATTCCCGGCTTCAAACGTCCGTGCAATCATTGCATTTGGTTGACCGCCAGGATACTTTTTTGTTTTGAGGTTGTTATAACCATCAAACCCAAGTTTCACATTGTGATATCCGTTATCGTTACGGATTTTTGCAACGCCGAAACTCTTTATGAGTCCCTTTTTCTGTACAGTTCTCGGAGCCGTGACATGCTCCCCAAAAGGAGTATCGTCCACGGGAAGATTTTCGAGATTCTCTTTGACGGCATCCGCTACTATATTCGCCCCAGCATATACGGCTTCCCCGATCACGTCCGGAGCCGTCGTTTCAAGGTTCTGAAGTTTGCTGATGTAATTATCTATACCGCTACCGACTTGCAACCTCATACTGAATAAAACTCCCATGAATAATGGATTAACTTTGTCTCGTCTTCGTATTGAACGGACGTAAGCGACCACCCTACTGCTATGCCATTCAAAGCTTCCTGTACCTTGTCGAGGAGTGGATCATATTCCTGCTGAGTGTAGCAATCTACCACTCCATGTATCTGCTGCTCCTCTTTGAGGTTGTCGCCATTAAATGACGACTCTTCCCCATCTTCCGCCCATACTATCCAAGGTGCGGCAGCGCTTTCCGGTCTTTCATAGTGGTATGTGGGCACGCCTGTGCTATACAGCGCGTCGCGTATATCCATCAACTTAGCTTGTAATGACTTCATAAAGTTCATTTACCTTCTTTAACGTTAAATCCGTAACCTTTAAGCCTCGCAGATCCGTATCGTTCCGCACGTCCTCGATCTGATACTGATCTCCATCGGCGTTCTCTTGCCCTTCGTAATCCGTAAGCAGCGCATACTGTCCGATCTTTACAGGGGCACGCCATATCCGGATATTCATATCAAAGCGTTCGGCTGCACCATTTGCCTCGTATATCCGTTCAAGGTAGTAATTGCGCTCCTCAAATTGGGAAGTATCGCCCGCCTGAAGTCTGTACTTTGGCATATCTCCCGCCGTTGCCGTATTTACGAGCGTACATATGGTTACAAGTCCCGCATCCATCATGACATTTTCCTCGAGAATATTCGGTTATTAAGGCGAAGCCTTAACATATACGGCATACCCTGCGGATTCATCGCCGCCGTGTCATATCCTCTGTTACTTGATACCCTGTTCCTATAAAGGTATGCCGCATACATCACAATTAAATCAGCATCCTCAATGGCATATGTCCCATCATTGACCGCAAGCTCTACGCCTTCACGCTCTATCTCAGATATTGCCACCTGTATAAGCTGGACAAGATACGGATCATTAACGCTGTTTACTTTTTCGAGGTTTGCTTTTAACATCGCCAGAATTGCGTCTTGGTTCATCTTTTACCTCTGTAATCTGCTCAATCAAAGCTATATGACGGCGATTATCGCCACCAGACAGCTCTTTAATTCTCGCCTCACTGACCTCGAACCCCTCACGCGGGTAGGTATCTCCGACATTGTAGAGATACCCCCCGTCCTTGAGGTCTGTGAATTGGATGATAACCTTATACATCAAGCTCCAAGGTTGGCCGTATCAGCCGCAAAGGTCATAGTGGCGTCAGGGGTTACACCATTGAGACCTATCGCCATGAAGCCCTCGGCAATTACAGGAACGCCGTCGTATCTTGCGGTTCCCTTGAATGCTGTCTGATCCTGTATAAAGAATGCATGCTCGCTCTGCGCAAACTTGGATCCGGCTCTCTCTGCAAGGAGATAGAGCTCAAAATATCCGCCGATTATCACGCCGTCCGGAATGAAGTCAAGAACCTCAACTATTCCGCCTACCACAGGCATTGTGCCGTTGATTCCGGATACTATTGCACCTGCGGCGTTGAAGCTTACGGCCTCAGCCTTAAGGGTGGTGTATGTGGTCTCATTCATTACCCACACCTTTTCTCCCCTTGCATATTTACCTTTGATGGCTCCGGACTCCTTGATGATGCTCTTATACAGATCCACGCCTCCCACGGGAAGCACTGAAGAGCCGATAGTCTTGATGTTCTTCTCGTGAAGATCCTCCCATGTCCTTGCTGTGGGCGGATATGTTGAAGGCTCTGAAGTCTGTACAAGCCTTGACACGATACCCTGGGGCATCTTCATGTTCGATGAAGAGTTGCGGCCATAAAGTATAGCCTTATCAAGCGCAAAGCCGATTGCCTGGCCAAGTGCCTCAATGATCGTGCTTGCAAGCTGGACATCTGAATCCTCGAGTGATGCGTTGCAAATCTTGAAGTATCCGCCAACCTTATAACAGTCAACCTCAACGTCGTTAAAACCAAGCGAAAGCTCGTTAAGAGTAGCGCAGCACTCTGTCCATATTGCTTCAGGTACGGAACCCATGACCACTTCACGACCTGTGCCGTTGATAGCCCTTACAGTAACGTGCTTGTAGAGCTTGGAATACTTGGTGACGTTCTCCCTCAGTAATCCAAGAAATACCTCCGGAATGGTAAGCCCGACATTTGTCAGAGCTCTCTTTTCCTTGATGCTGGTTCTGATCTCTCCAAGCCATTCCTTGACATCATCGCGCTGCATAATCACATCATAACCGTGCTTTCTCTCTACTACTTCCATCTTAGTGTCCTCTCTTTCTACTTTTGCAGGCTCTTTGTCCTGTCTCTCATCTGTTTCCTCAATTTCGCGCAGCTCATTCTCGAGACCGTTTACTTCTTCCTCGAGTGAAGCTTTGGCCTCCTCGTGCGCCGTCTTGTCGCTCTCAAAGCTTCCAATCTCTTCCTCTACTGCCGTCCGCTCTTCGTCGGTTCCGGCTTCGTCGATTGACTTTTCAAGATCAGCTTCACGCTTTTCAAACTCCGCATCTTTTTCACGGAGTGCGGTGAGCTCTTTCTGCTTCTCATCAATCTTTTTCTTCAGCATCAACTGTCTCAGTGCCATGTCCTTGTAACCTCTCTTTCATTCTTTTCTTCCAAGCTTCAGCTTGGCGTTTTTTGATCTCGTCTAAGTCCCGCTTACGGGCTTCGATGGATGTTGACTCGTAGGCAGGGAACACGCAGGGCGATACCTCAAAAAGTGGATTGACCTTTTCGATCGTCCAGTGCACGCTCCCATCATCCCGTACCTCGGTGCTTTCCTTTTCGACGTTAAAGCCAAAACTGCACCCTTGGATATCTTTCCTTGCTATGCGCTCATAGGCGTCCATTGCCTGTGAG